AAGATACTGGAATGCTTATATGGAAGAATCCAAGAAAACAATCAATAAGAAAAGGTTCTATTGCATGTTCAAAAAGTCATAATTATTATACTGTAAATATTTATAATAAAAATTATTTTGCTCATAGAATTATTTGGTTGTATGTATATGGCTATCTTCCAGAAAATGATATTGATCATATTGACAGAAATAGATTAAATAATAAAATAGAAAATCTTCGTGAAGTATCTCGTCAATGCAATATGAGAAATGTTGGAAAACGTTGTAATAATAAATCTGGTGTTGTAGGAGTTAGTTTTGTTTCAAAAAGAATTGTTTGGTATGCTAATATTATGATAAATAAAAAAACTTATAGTTTAGGTTATCATGATAATTATATTGAAGCTGTGTGTCATCGTTTAGCTGCTGAACAATGTTTGGATTGGCATAATTGTGATACTGATAGTACTGCTTATCAGTGTATTCAGAAATGGTTGAATAAAAAGAATAATTAAACACGTTACGGGATATTAAACATGCCGATAGATCCAGAAACAGGAATAGAAATTCCAATGGAAGGCCTTCCACTAACTGACGGTCTTCCAATAGAGGAACCGGCTGAATCTCCTGACAGGCCAATATGGGCATCAGAAGAACCAGTTGATGACATCCTATCAGAGCAAGCCCAATCAAGTGACGGATTTCTTCAAGCTGTTGAGAAAGAAGTTTTAAGGGCCGAAGCAATGGTCCTCATCACAAACATCGCGCCGAAACAATCTAAAGATGTCATCGCAGATTTGACGGCTAAAGTCCTCGACGGCTACAAACTAGATTTAGAAAGCCGCAAAGACTGGGAAGAACGAAATAAGCAAATCATCGACCTAGCAAAACTCTTAGTCCAGAAAAAAACTTACGCTGGAGAACTTGTAGCGAATGTAAAATACCCCCTAATCATTAATGCCTGTATCCAATTTGCAGCGCGAGCATATCCTGAAATTGTCAAAGGAAATGAAATTGTAAAAGGCAAAGTCATTGGCAACGATTCGGATAATTCAAAGTTCGAGAGAGCCAAACGCATTTGTGACTTCATGTCATTTCAGGTATTGAACGATATGCCAGATTGGGAAGAAGGTGTTGATCAACTTCTATTTACACTACCTGCAATCGGATGTACATTCAAAAAGAGTTACTTCAACAACATTGACCGCCAGAACATATCCGAGACAGTATTCGCTGATGATATTGTCGTAAATTACTTTACAAAATCCCTGGAAAGGGCGCCAAGAGTTACTCAGCGAATATATTTGTATCATAATGAAATCGTTGAACGAATAAATTCCGGCACATTTTCCGATTTTGATATTTCCGAATTGGGGCAGGCCACATCTGATGACGGTGCCCAGACCGATGAAGAAACTCCACATTTGTTTCTTGAACAACATCGCTGGTACGACCTCGACGAGGATGGCTACCAAGAACCTTATGTCGTAACTATTCATGAACAATCTCAGAAGCTGGTCCGCATATCGCCTAGATTCGCTACAGACGGAATCATTCGTAATCCGCAGGGAAAAATAATCAAGATAGTACCAGAACATTATTTTACCCGCTACATCTTTATGCCATCAATCGATGGTGGCTTTTATGGAATGGGTTTTGGCTCCCTGCTGATGAGCACCAACACAGCGATAAACACCTTAATCAATCAGCTCCTAGACGCCGGGACGCTTTCAAATCGACAAAGTGGCCTCCTTGGCAGGGGTCTTCGAATCGGCCGAGGCAAATCGCTGCAGGTAAAGTCCGGCGAATGGAAATCCGTCGAAGTATCCGGTGACGACCTAAAGAAGAATGTCTTCCCTATTCCAGTTAGAGAACCTTCTAGTACGCTCTTCCAATTGTTAGGAATGTTAATCGAGAGTGGAAAAGAACTTGCTGGCATGACAGAAATCCTAGCGGGCAATTCACCTGGCGCGAACGTCCCTGCAGAAAGTGTCCTCGCACTAATCGAACAGGGCCTACAAGTCTATTCTGCTGTCCATAAGCGGCTTTTCAGATCTCAATATAAAGAGTTTCAAAAGATTCGTCGCCTGAATGCTTTGTATCTCGACCAGATGACATACAGCCTCGTTCTCGACGATGATGCCGCAAATATTCAGGCCGACTTCGCTACAAACGATTTCGATGTTGTACCGGTCGCAGATTCTGATAGCACGACTATGATGCAGCGCCTAATGAAAGCGAAGGCCATGCTTGAATTACGGGGCCAAGGTTTGAATGATATGGAAATCATGCGGCGCTACCTACTCGCAATGAACATAAATGATGTAGAAAAGATCCTACCTGAAGAGGATGGTCAGCCTGATCCGGCAGAACAAATGCAGATGCAGCGTTTCCAAGTTGAGCTCGAAGAGCTCTCGGCAAAAATCGAAAAGCTGCAATCAGAAGCTGCTTTAAACTACGCCAAGATTGAAAGTGAATACAGTGGACAAGTAAAAACAGAAGCTGGCATTTACCATGATGATAGGAAGCTAGATATCAGTGAAGCACAAGCATTAAATCAGATTCAACTCGGCCGGAGCCAACAAAGTATCGGGAAAGCGCCGACTGGAGTCACAGAAAGTACAGCTAAGAGGGAATATGGTTTGAGGAGCAACAACCAAAAATAGGAGACTTAATTATGCAAAAACATCAAGAAAGAGTTATTCAAGAGCAAAAAGAATTAAATGAAAAGATTGTTAAACTGGAAGATTTTTTAGGTGATTATGACAAAAGACTTATTCCAAGTCAGGCTGAATATTCCCTGCTTTGTAGGCAACTTGATGTAATGCAAAGTTATAATGAAATACTTATAGAAAGAATTAATCTTCATGAAGAAATAAGAAAAGGAGTCTAGGATGATAACAAAGGAACAGTTCGTTGAATGGAAAATGCATCCAGTAACCATTGAAGTTTATGAAGAAGTCAAAAGGGCTAAACAAGATTTACAAGACCAACTAATGCAGGGCGTATCAATTGGACAGAGAGCAGATGTTACACATGGTTTAACAAGTAGAATGATTGGCCAAGTAGAAGGTCTCAACCAGCTACTAAACCTGACTTACGAGGATGAATAACCGGCTTGCCGGATCGGCTTGCCGATAAGGATGATAACTTTTCTTTAAGGAGGTAATTATGAGCGAAAATATCAGAAAGTTAATACCACGGAACGATAGTTCAGGAATCATTCCAACTGGCGGACATTTATTGGTCCTTCCAGATAAGGTTGAGGAAAAGACTGAAGGTGGCATTTACTTACCAGACACTGCAAGAGACAAAGAACAAGCTGCAGCGACATCAGGCGTACTTATTGCTGTTGGTGATTCTGCCTGGGCAGACCTTGACGATGGTTCTCCTTGGGCAATTGTAGGTGATCGAGTAACATACGGTCGCTATGCCGGTGTCACCTTAACTGGTAAAGATGGTGTCGATTATGTCTTACTCAATGATAATGATATTTTAGCGAGATTACTTTTTTAAAAAGGAGCTATCATGCCTGAGGAATTAGTAGAAGATATCTTAAAAGATGTGCCAGATGAGGTTGATTCAAATGTTCTGCTTGACTTAAATAAGCCAGAAATAGAATTAACTAAATCTGAAGAAGCTGAACCTAAACCTAAACTTGGAGAAGCAAAAGAACCTGAAAAATCTGAAGATCTAAAAGAAGTTGCCAAGATCGAAGATTTTAAAACTATCGAAGAGCTGGCAACTCAAATTGGTTGGCGGCCCAATCATAATGGCAAAGATTATGTTGATGCAGCTACTTATATTCTAAGGTCTCGTGAAATTCAAGAGACAATGAAAGAGCATAATGACAGCCTCAAAGGTCAGTTGTCAGATATGCAAAATTCCATTGAAGCGTTAAAAATTCACAATGAGAAAGTTTACAGGGCTGATGTGAAGCGTATGCAGACTGAAATAGAAGATCTGCGGAAACAAAAACGCGAAGCTGTCGAGCTAGCTGATGTAGATAAAGTCGATGAGTTGGACAAACAAATCGATGATTTACAGAAAGATCTTTATGAACCTCGATCAGAAAAGCAGCCAGTACAAAATCCGGTATATGCTGAATGGATCAAAGACAACCAATGGTACTTGAACGATCCTGAAATGGCGACTTATGCTGAAAGTGTAGCTGAACAATATGTCGGCGCACCACTAGACAGGCTTTATAAAATTGTTCGGAACAAAGTGGCTGAAGTTTTTCCTGAGAAGTTTGATGTACCAAAAGTTGCTCCATCGAAGATGGAAAAGCCAATCGGACCACAAAGTCCTGTTGAGGCATCAACAAATAATGGGGCCAAGTCCAGTTTTACTGAAGCAGATCTTACGCCAAGTCAAGTAGCCATTATGAATCAATTCGTAAAACAAGAAATAATGACGAAAGATCAATACATCAACGATATTCAAAGAATGCAGGAGGCGTAAAAATGCCAGATATTAAGGAAGTTGTGGAAAAGGATAAGGCAGCACAAGAACGAAAAAGGATACCGTTAGGAACTCGAAATGTATTAACTGCACCGAAAAAGGACGGATTCGTGCGCCGATTTGTAAATGACAAGGGTGATAGAATTCAGCGATTCAAAGATGCTGGTTATTCAATCGTCGAAGATGACATTCAGGTTGGTGATCCAAAGATCGGTAAACCTGGTCAACTTGGAAGTAACGTATTCGTTCCACTAAGTGGAGGAAATCAGCGAGCAGTCCTTATGGAAATTCCAGAAAAATATTACAATGAGGACTATAAAGCTGCCCAAGAAAAAATCACGCAGCAAGAAAATGAAATGAAGAGAAACTCACAAGGTCCAGGCAAAGATGGGCTTATGGGAAATGTTAGCTTTTAACAATTTTATGTTAGCGAGGTAAGTTATGGCAAATACTGACAGACCTGCCGGACTTAAACCGGTAAAGCATTTGAGTGGTTCTCCCTGGAATGGGAAAGCCAATGTTTATTATATTCCTTCCAGTGATGGTACGGCAACATTCATCGGCGATCTGGTAAAACTTGCTGGCTCTGCTGATGCTACTGGTATGTATCCTTCGGTGACGCAGGCAGCTGCTGGTGATACTGATAATGTTGGAGTCGTCATTGGATTTGGTAAAGATCCCAGTCTTATGGCAGATCCTGATAATCTTGCCATGAAGTATCGTCTTGCCAGTACTGAAATGTACTGCCTGGTAGTTGACGATCCTTTTGTAATTTTCGAGATTCAGGAAGACAGTGCCAGTGACCTGTATATTGCAGCAGCTTCAGTCGGCTTGGCAGCGAATGTTGTCGTCGGATCAGGCTCCACTACCACAGGCAAATCCGGAATGGAGCTCGATACCAGCGACGTAAGTACAGATACTGCCGGACAACTCAGAATTCTTCGTGCAGTAAATCGGCCAGATAATGCTCTCGGTATCCATTGTAAATGGGAAGTGCTTGTTGCAGAGCATGTATATCGTGAACAAGTCACCGTAACTGACGTATAAGGGAGGGGATTATCATGGGAGTTATTACAACTACTAATTTTGCAAAAGATCTTGTACCAGGCATAAAAGTCTGGTTTGGCCAGAAGTACAAAGAATATCCTATTGAGTACTTGGATATCTTTGACAAAGAAAAATCTACTTACGTATACGAAGAAGAAGCTGGCGTTACCGGATTCGGTCTGGCAGCAATCAAGACTGAAGGTGCCGGCATTGCATATGATTCCCAAGAACAGGGATTCATCAATCGTTACGTGAACGTCACCTACGGTCTGGGCTTCATCATCACTCGTGAAATGTATGAAGATGGTATTGCCGTAACTGTAGCGCTGCGTCGCGCAAGTGCACTTGCCTTCTCAGTCCGGCAGACCAAAGAAATTGTCGGAGCCAACGTACTCAACCGGGCATTTAACAGCTCTTATACAATGGGAGCTAATTCTGATGGCGTTGAGTTGTGTTCTGATGTTCATCCAAATAAATCTGGTGGCACTTGGAGAAATGAACCTTCTACGGCATCAGATCTCAATGAGCTTGCTCTCGAGCAGGCCTGCATTGACATTGCCAGTTTCACAACTGATCGTGGCCTCACAATCGCAATTATGCCACAACAGCTGATCATTCCAAAGAATTTGGAGTTCGAAGCACATCGAATTCTCGATTCAATTGGGCAATCCGGCAATGCGAATAATGATATCAATGTTATTCGCTCAACGCAGAAGTTTCCGAAAGGCATTGCAGTGAATCATTACCTTACGGATACTGATGCATGGTTCATTAAAACGAATTGTCCCGACGGCCTGAAGTATAAGGAACGCCGGGCTGATTCATTTGGAACCGAGCAGGACTTCGATACTGAAAACGCGAAGTTCAAAGCTACTTTCCGTGGCAGCTTCGGTTGGACCGATGCAAGATGTATTTATGGTTCGCCTGGAGCGTAATTTGTAATGGTCGTTCATTTATGAACGTCAAGTACTTTAACGTAAAATAATCTGGTCATCCCGCTCTCTGAGCGGGTTGGCTGCTCTAAAAGGAGTGGATTATGGGACTTACAAATTTTCCTAATGGCATCTCAAGTATGGGAATGCCTATAATTGGTAATGGTATCCCTGCAACTGAAGGTAGTATTTATTTCGTTGATTATGGTAATGGTTCTGATGGTGTTGGAATTAAATCTAATTCCATCACTCGGGCATTCAAGACTCTTGATAAAGCTGTCGATACTGTAACCACAAACAAAAATGATGTTATCTGTCTTGTTGGCAATAGTACACATACATTGACGGAAATGCTCACGGTTTCTAAAAATCGTGTTCATTTTGTCGGCTTGGATGCAGGTGCTCGCTACTATGGACAGGGCGCTAAAGTGTCTTTGGGCGCAACTACTGCGGCTACAGACATCGGAACAATCAAAAACACAGGTGTACGAAACACCTTTCAGAACATCAAATTTATTAATGGCAATACAGTTGCTGAAGGCATCTATTGCTTTGTTGAAGGTGGTGAGTACACAATTATTAATGGTTGTGAGATTTACAAGTCTACCGATCTCGATGTGACGGGTGCTGCGGAACTTGTAATGAATGGCGATAGTGCATTAGTTATAAACTCTTTGATTGGTTCGACTGCAAATGCTATTTCTGGTGATGTTATTCGTGCAAATGTTTTGTTTACTAAAGGTTTGGCAGGTGCTGGCAAAGTTTCTCGTGATGTAACATTTGAAAATTGCCGTTTCTGGAAACGTGCAAGTAATGCTAATAACCGTTTCATGTATGGAGCTAATGCTACAGATATTGAACGAATGCTTCATATTAAAGACTGCTTGTTTTTCAATACCAAATTGGCAGCTGCATTACCAGATGAATGTATTTCATTTGCTGCTGAACAAACTCAAGGTTTCTGTCTCATCGATAATTGCACATCAATTAACAACACAAAACTTTCAACTACGACTGGTGTTTATATTCAGGGCGCAGTTCCTACTTATGGAACTTCAGGTATTTCTGTTGCGGCGTAATTTTTAATATTTATAAATCATGTTCATCAGTTCAAAGCCTGGGCTGATGAACATTCTTTAGGAGTATCTAAAATGAAAAAGCTAGTTACATTTGTTTTATTCTTTTCATTATTTATGTTTACATCTGTTGTACATTCTGCAGAGTCTGTGACTCAAGCATTGCAGTCTGGTGGTGAAATAAATGTGCTACAAATTTCATGGACAACAGATGCTTCTGGAAATCTAACCGCAACAGATACGGCTTATCCGCTTGAAGGCTACTTGATGCTGGTGGAGACTGATCCTGATGGTACGGCAGCGCCTACTGATGATTATGACATCGTTCTAAATGACGCCAATGGGTTGGATGTAATGGGCGGGGCATTGAGTAACAGGGATACTGCCAACACAGAAGCTACCATGCCAAAACTGAATGGAAATTACACTATGATTCCTGTACCTAGTACGCTTGAAATGGATGTTACAAATGCAGGGAATAGTAAATCCGGCGTAATTAGAATTTATTTTGTTCGATAAGGAGCCAAAAATGAAAAAATTACTCTTACTGTTATTGTTGATACCTGCCCTTGCATACGGTGAGGGTAAAACCATTATGCTCCAATACGGTGGCCCTGACTTTTCCGGGCTTACGGTGGATTTGATTCCTGCCACCGATGACACATATGATATCGGGTCGAGTTCCTACGAGTGGAAAGACCTCTACATCGACGGCACATCCAACCTCGACACCGTTGACATAGACGGGAACGTGTCCATCCAACCCGCAGCCGACTCCACAACCGCCGTCCAGGTGCTGGACGCTGATGGTGGGACGCCGGTGTTGAATGTGGATACTACGAATGAACGGGTGGGGATTGGGACAGCGAGTCCGGGTAGCACATTCCAAGTTGGAGATGGTGACTATAGTGTAGGGCAAGCGGCTTACTTTAACTTCGATCGAAACGGTGCAGATGCTTCTGTCGGGATACGGAATAGTGCAGATTCTGGGAGCACAGATGAATCACAGTCTGTGATGTTTAGAACATCAACAAGAGTTGCTGGAAGAATTTCAAGTTATAGAATAAACGACCAAACAAGTGCTGCTCTTTCGGATAGTGGATTAAAATTTTATACAGCCAATGATAATGTTGAAAATCTAACAATGACAATGCTGAATACCGGCAATGTCGGCATAGGCACCACCACCCCCCAATCCAAACTCGACGTAGAAGGCGGAGTAGCCATCGGAGCCACGTACTCAGGGACTACCGCTGCACCTGCGAATGGGATGATTGTGGAGGGGAATGTGGGGATTGGGACTAATGCGCCGGGGGCAGCATTAGATGTAAGCAATGGCAATATTTACATTAGCCGAGATACTGTTACGCATGGAATGACTACAATGGTCCCCACAAATACAAATGCGTTTTTCAAGGCGTATGGAAATGATGGCGGATTATACATAGGAGGATTAACCGACGGCGACATAAACCCATTTGCTTTGTATGGGATATCTGGAGTAGATCCATTAGACACAAGACCAATGATCTCATTAATAGGAGCTAAAAAAGACGGAACTGGCGTACAGGCATTGGGAAATGCAGAAACAGTAATGCAGGTATCCAATAACGCTACGAGTTTGATTACTGTGCTCGGTTCCGGCAACACAGGCATAGGCACCACCGGCCCAGACCGCAAGCTGGACGTCCTCGACGCCTCCAACCCACAGCTACGCCTCACCCACACGGACGGTAGCGTTTATGCTGAGATGCAGGCGGACTCCAATGGGGATTTGACGATTACGCCGAGTGGTGGGGATACCACGTTCGCCAGTGCGCTTAAAATGCCCATCACCACCCCCGACCTAACCGGCAACACCTACACCATCGCAGCGGGCCAGTACACGGTGCTAATTGATGATGGAGATGCCGACGTGACCGGGACAGTGGTTGTCGCCCTTCCTGCTGCGGCTTCAAGCACTGGCCGAATCCTGAACATCAAGAAGATCGGCGCGGCTCAAACAGTCCAGCTTGACGGCAACGGTGCGGAAACGATTGATGGTGCGGCTACTCAGGACATGACAAGCCAGTATGACTCCTTGACGATCCAGTGTAATGGAACGTCTTGGTTTATACTGTAGGAGACTGACATGACTTATATAACGCAAGAAAGTGGGTTTGACTATAACGGAACCTTGAGCGTGGTGGTGTGGCCATGAAAAAGTTAGGCGCCCCAGCCAAATGTCCCAAGTGCGGCGGCTTGAACCCCAGCGGTTTTCACGACACGGATGATTGCCGATGGTGCGGGAAGAACAAGATTGACTACAGTGGGATTCTATCTCGTATTGAAACGCTCATGGACGCTGAACCGGATACGCCGGAGTTAGATGAACTGAAACGGCTCACGGCTA